GTTCCTGTACTTGCGCTGACAGGCCAGTAATCATAAATAAACTCGTCTGTTCTTTGCAATAAATTAATTTTAGTTCCGCTATCTTCAATACGAAGATTCTTTACATAACGTGTTCCAGAAGGAAGAGTAAGTTCGTTTTTACCTGCGGATAGTGTAACTGATGTAATTGTTACCAAGCCATAGTCATCCAATGTTTTAGTTAGTCGTTCTTCTACACGATTAACCATATTGGGTATAGCTGATACAAATTCGCTGCCATCGTTTTCAGATGCTTCGATAATGTCGGTAACAAGATAAGTATAATTAGCCATAATAAATAGTCGTAGAAATAGTTGTTGCTGCCGATACAATAATTTTACCTGACATGCGAATACCATTATCTGCGAAATCCTGATAATTGTTTCCGTTTACTTGAAACTTAATTCGACCACCATTGGTATTACCAAAAGGGTCAGCAGATGTACCAGTGATAACTACGATACCTGTGCCTACACAGTTAACACCACGTACACGGGTGTCAGTAACAGTTACACTAGTAAGAGAATCTACAAAAGTACCAGTTCCAGAAACAAATGCGCTTCTAATATTAGTCATTGATTGCTCCTATAAAAATGTCAATAGGTATATTATACTAAAAAAGGGGGTGAGATACAAGTCCCACCCCCTTTAAAGGTTAACGTATAGGTGTTTTAATTAAGCACCTGCGCTTCCGAAGAAACCACGCCAGTCACTGAAACCAAACGCATAACGCTCACGAGCCTTAAAGCGAAGGTTGCCAGTGTCGAAGTCAGGCTCCATTTTAGTCTGAAGCGGTGAACGGACGAACATCTTCGCACCATTCGGAACATCAGTCTTAATGAAGTAACCATTCGTGTCCGTGAAACGGCGATTCACAAAGAAGCCATTCGGGACAAGACCTTGATTGCGAATGCTGTTAATGTCGTTGACATTGGTAGCATTGTTAACAATCGTGGTTGACAGAGGCGAGTTCAGAATCTGGTCTGCAGTAAAAGCCAGGTCTGATGGGATGTGCAGGCTTTCGGCTTGCGCTCCAACTAGGATGCCACGGTCATCTTTAGTTTTAGAAATAGCAATCAGTGCAGTTTCCAGAGCAGCTTCTGAAAGGTCAGAGGCAGCTAGAAGGTTGCTTTGGTCGCCATTACCAATGGTGGGATGGTCAGAGGCAAAGAAAGATTTGCCATCACCACCCGCAAAGGATGCGTTAAAACCGTTGTTGAAAACATCAGCAGCTTTAACTTGTTTAGTGTTCGCCATAGCACGAGCCAAACCTTTGGCACGCAGTTTAGCGAATGTGTCATAGAGGTTATCCTCCATAGCTTCTTCCGTAACGGCGAAGCCAAGGGCAATAGTCTCGTGTGTGTAACGAGATGTAAAGCTTTCTTGGGCATCGTCATAAGATACGGCAGCACCTTCACCTTTTACAGGTGCAGTACCAAAGCCAGTGAAGAGAACTTCTTCTTCAAATGCACGGTCTGAATTTTCAACTTCATACAGAGGTGCATGTTCATCAGAAACTTCCCCATACTCAAGGCCGAATACGGCGTTAAGACCAGGGAGAAGCTCTTTTGCAATACTTGCTCTATTAATAGCCATTATTATTTATCTCCCTTAGTTGGTTGTTGTCACAACGGCTGAAGTCAGAACATTCTGATAATCATCCGCACGATGGTTAAATTCAACTTCCATCTTCGTGAACGCATCGCCAACTGCATTACCAGGTTCATCAACGATACCAATGATACGCAAAGCACCATTAGTAGCTTTACCAGTTGTACCAGCAGTCGTTTTAGCAACAATGGTTGATTTACCAGTAAAGGTAGAACCACCAGCAATTGAGCTAACTTCTACGTTTCTTCCGACAATACCAGCAGCAACTGTGGCATTTGAAGAAATAATGTAAGTTTGATTCGGATTGTCATTTACCAAACCAACGATGTCTGAAGCAGACACGCCAGAATAGTAGGATTTAAATTTTTGTTCCCCGTTTTCTACATAGCGGCAACCTTGGAAAGTACCAACAGGCACTTCAGTTGACGTTACGCACGGTGTAAGTGTACCAGAGGCAATACGTACAGGAGTACCTGTGTACATTGCCGTAGCACCTGAAGCAATAGGATATTCGTTCAGGCCGTTACTATTTGGTGCAGCACCACGAACACGGGAAGGCTGAAGTCCAGTAACTTTAGTAGCAGACATATTTTTCTCCTTCAGTGTTTAAATTTAGTAACCAGACTTCGCAACCTTTTAATCAAAAGAAGGGGTGCGACCCTTAGTTACATTGGTTTTGCTTTGATTTTGAATAGGCATTTTGCGATTTGATGCGCCTTCAAGCTGTGCATTGACAGCATCAACCATCTCTGCAGATGCGTTTTCAAAATGTCTTTGTCGAGCTTCTGCACGTTTGAGTGGCAACTTAGCAAGTGCCAAATCTCCTCGACATACAGTGCCTTTGTAGCGACCTTCATCTTTAATTGCAGATGTGTGTGCTAGTTCAGGTACTTCATCAAGAGAAACAAACTCCCAGCCTTCAGCCATTCGTTTACCAACATTTGTATAATCATCACCACCTTTTAGGGTTGTACGTATCCAACGGAGTTTCATTCCTTGGTCTTCAAACCTTGCGGTTACTGATTCAGGAATATCTAAAAGATTTGGTTCACGATATTCATAGTCTTCGGATTCTCTTGTTTCCAGTTCACGACTCTGGGTGTTACGTGTAGTGTTTCGTGCCATAAGTGTATATCCTTTCGCAACTATTAGTTAATTGTAGTATATTCGCCTTCGCCTGCCTTTTCGACTTTTAGCTTCTCGGCTGCATACTGTTCAAGTGATATGCCCCATTTTCCTGCAAGGCGTACATCTTCTTGTGAGAGTTTTACCTTTTTACTTGATGAAGGTGCTGGAGTGTGCGAAGCTCCTGCAACCACTTGAGCAGGTGTTGACGTTTCCTGCGGTACGGGGGTTTCGGTTGCTACTTCTTTGGTAGCTTGTCCAAACTTTTTTGGAAATATTTCTGCCATACGGCGGTCAACTTCCTGATAATATTCGTCATCACTAGGGTCAAACCCGTCTTCTTGAACATCTTTATCAATCTCCAAAGCAACGCTAGTTAGCACACGGTCTGTATTAAACCATTCATTTGCTGCCGCCCAATCAGTTGCTTTACGCTGTGCTTCTGACACATTAGTAGCAGCCATTTGGACCTGTTGTTGCTCCTCAAACTTCTGAGGTTCAAAAGAGTCTGCCTGTTGACGAAACTCTGTTAGCCTATAGTTATCTTGCTGGGCAGTATTAAGAGATTCTTGTGCCTTCAAGATATTATCGGCATCGCCGTTTTCTACGGCTTGACGGTACGCAGCACGAGCAAGCTCTAGACGTTCCGTCACTTGACGCTCATTAGATTCAACATTATTACTTAAGAGATTTTTATATTCTTCTTCTCTTTGTTGAAGCTTTGTTTGCATTTCCTTCTGTTGTGCTAGAAGGTTTTCAATCTCGGCTTCACGTTCTTTTTTCTGTTTTACCAGTTGTCGAATACGTTTTTGTGCGCCAGATGTTTCTACACCCTTTGTTTCTTGGTCTTGTTCTTCTTCAGTTGTAGGGGTAGTTTTTTCTTGAGATGTTTCCACCTCTACTTCGGGGGCTGCTGATTCTTCTGTAGCTTCTTGCCCTTCGATTTCAAATTCCACCTTTTCTTCTTCAGGGGGTGAGCCTGCTTCGATGGTAGACCATTCAGTCTCTGCCATAGTATTTTCTCCTGTTTAACGTCTGCGGCGAGATAGACGAATAACGCCGATATGTAATATTATATAGTATGATTGATTAATTCACAAGAGTGACTGTGAATTTTTTTAACTACTTAGATTAAATGTAGGGTCTAAGTCTTTTGCATCTTCTACTACCATTTTGATGTCATCATCAAATAATAGCAAAAGATTTACGCCTTTGTAAAAAAACTTGCTTCCTGTATGTTTACCATAACACACATAGTCACCCTCTTCACACCAAGCACCATTAGCAAACTTGTCGTCCTGATAGGCTAGGTCGCCAACTTTTAAGACACGACCAACTGTTGTAAGGTAAGCCATATCCGATTTGGTTGAGTCAGGCAGAATGATACCACCCTTAGTTGCTGACTTAACTGATACTGGACGTACAAGGATATGATAGCCTGGTACTCTTGGAAGTGGGTTAGGGTCTGCGACCTCTTCGTCTGTAATCCATTCATCGTTTTTCAAAGCACTAGATGCAGCTTGCATATTTACTCCTCTTCGATATATTTATTTAGATAATCTTTGATAAGGCCAATGGCCTTTTCTAAACCAGCGATTGTTCCCACTGATTCACAGTATCTAGAATAATCTGAAGAGGCTCCATACGCAAGGGAATTTTTTATAGATTCGATTTCTTTTTGTATTTCTTTTATTAACTCTTCGTATAACACTACTCAATGCCTTGTTGCTTAATTACATCTGTCAATAGTTTAGCAGAAACTTTAGCCTCTTCCAAGTCATTATTTTCTTGAGCTTTAACCAAATCAGCTAATACATCCATAGCTTTTAATGCACGCTTGGCATTTCTATCTTCTTCTTTTTGATATGCTTTCATTTGTTCCTGCGCTCCTTGGGCTTGTGTATCCAGAACAATCTTCTGTTCTTTCAAGTCAAGGTCACGATTTTTAAGTGCAGCATCTGTTTGTGCTTTAGCAATTTGTGCCTGTGTTTTATTCTGTTCCACCTGAAGTTTCTGTGCTTCAATAGCCAGCATCTGTTGTTCAGGTGTGCCTGGTCCTTGAGCAGCCGCCATATTTGCTTGTAGTATTTGCTGGGCAGCTTGAGCCTGAACCATTCCAATTGCCTGTGGGTCAAGTGCAATTTGTCCCATAACTTGTGGATTTTGTAATGACTGTTGATATAGTCCATCCATTTGTTCTTGATACTTAACAAGCATATGCTCAGATATATTAGCCTGCAATGCTCCAGCAAGTTTAGCAAAGGCAGGGCTTTTTTGATTCATGGGGTCTTGTAGATAAGCAGCTTTAACTGTAATGTGTGCGTCATGGTTTTGTCCTGTAAATGCCTTAATAGGTTTACCTTCAGAAGCTGCCATAATATCTGACACAGGGTCAAGTGGAACTGCTTCTTTTTTAAATGGCATAAGTTTTTCTACATCAGGCACATTAGCTGTAGTTAACAACATTCTATTAATTGCTTCCATGTCAAACATTCCTGGTTCTGACTGAGCAGCAATCTGCTGTACCATTTGAACAAGCATCATGCGCTGTGCATTAGACGGAATGTTTGGGTCAGATACTGGAATAATATCTACACTACCATTAAAGTCTACTTTAAAAATCTTTTCTGTAATTCCTGGTAGGTCATAAGGATATTCACTTGGCAGATATTCAGAATCAATACGTGCCAATACTTTAAACTCATCACCTTGCGCTTTATGTAGTCGTTTGTGAATAGCAGTAAAGAACTTACTAGAGGCTTCAAGCAATGCCATAGTTGTACCAACTGGACCATAGCCGCCGCTATCCGAAATAACTTGTTCTGTACTGTCAGCAAACTTCTGACCTGCTCCTGTTACAAAGGACAACATGTTAAACAAAGTCTGTGATGGTTCTTTAAATGGTAGTGGAATAATAGACTTGGTTAAGTCCATGCCTGTTGCTTCTACTTCCTTAAACTCACCTGGCGCAATCGGGTCATTATCCCCGACCATCCGTACTCCTTTAGCCTTAAAGCCTCCTGGTAAATTAGCAAACTGCCCAGCATCAAGTAGGCTACGCATTGCAGCAGTAGCAGACATAGTAAGATTGCCAAGGAAATGAATAAGACCCAAACCGTAAAAACCAAACCCAGGAACATATCTGTAATGCGTGAAGTGCATTTTTTTGACATACTTATCATCTCCTTCTGCCCAGTTACGGCGAATCGAAAGAACTTGACCTGACTGTTGTTCTACAGTTACAATATATGGGCAGGCAGCTTTACCTGTGTGCATTGTGTCTTCTTCAAG